TCGGACGCATGGTCAGTTACTTCGCAAGGCACGAAGTAGACAAGCAGGGCGAAGGCTGGAAGCCTGGGCAAAAGGGCTTTCCGTCAGCCGGTCGGATTGCGTGGGCGTTGTGGGGAGGAGACGCTGGAAAAACTTGGAGCGAAAAGGTGCAACGACAGATGCAAGCAGTAGACAAAGTCGAGCGTATCGCAGCAACACCCAAGATTCAGCGAGCATTCGCAGCACCTAAAGACGGTCGAGCGGTAATTGCAACCGAGACACCAATTGAGATATACGACGAGCAACGCGGGCGCATGATTCGCCAAGTCCTATTGATGGACGGCGTCCAGTTTCGCAACTCGAAGAACCAATTGCCGATTGTCGATTCGCACAACGATAGGACAGTCCGCAATGTCTTCGGTTCGATTCGCAATATTGAAATCCAAGACGGCGAGTTGATTGGCGATCCTTCATTCGCCTCCGATCCAGAGAGCCAGGTCGTGGCGACTCGATACCAAGAGGGACATCTGAACGACTTCTCGATTGATGCGGTAATCCTCAATCGCATTTACATCCCTGAGGGGCAAGCATACACGACGAAACGTGGCGTCATCGTTGAAGGTCCGGCGGAGATTGTTACCGCTTGGGAGCCTCACAACGCGTCGATCTGTGCAACGGGTGCAGATCCTAATTCCACGGTCAGGCGGTCTTACGACCAAGCAGAAAGGCAGGATGGCATGGATGAGCAACTAATGGCTCAACTCTCGTCTCTTGGTCTACCAGAGGGTATGACCGATCCAAACGAGATCATTAAGTGGATGGCCGATCACATGGCGAAACCAGAACTCGAAGTCGAGTTGATGGAAGGCATGGACAAGCCCAAGGAAGAAGCAGTGCGGGCAGAAGGCGAAACGCCAAAAGAGCCTGAGGTTGTGCGAGCGGAAGACAAAGTCGAAAGCGAAGTTGCACGGCAACTGAAAGCAATCGACGAACGAAAGAAATCGATTTACGCGGCGGCCAAACTAGCGAAGGTTGAGCGTACCTTTGCTGATGAGTTGGTTGACTCCGGTTGTTCACTGGAAGACGCTCAGCAAAGGATTATTCGTCAGATGGCTAATCAACCAATCGGCAGCAGCGTTACCGTTACCGAATCGGAACACGACAAGTTCGAGCAAGCCGCTAAAGCGGGCTTGGTTCAGCGTTGTTTCCAAGGCAACATTCAACGCACTAAGGCACCGACTGCACAAGGCGATGCTGAATTCCGCAATGTCGGACTCTACCGACTTGCCGAAGAATGCGTGCGTCGAATGGGTATCGACCCGTTGAAGCACACCAAGGGCGACGTAGCACGAATGGCGATGGGGCACGCTGGGACTTTTAATCGTCTCAAGGTACGCAGATCCGATGCGTACCACACGACCGGAAGCTTCCAAAACATCCTGTCAGATGCGGTCAATAAGACTCTCCGAGCGGCGTACGACGAAGCCCCATTCACTTGGTCTTTGTGGGTTCGCCAAGCGGCTAGCGTCGATGACTTCAAGGCGATCAATCGCGTTCAGCTTTCCGAGTATCCAAACCTGGAGATGGTGCCAGAGGGCAAGGCTTACCCAGAGAAGGGCTTGAGCGATCAGAAGAAGAGCTACAAGGTCGATAAGTTCGGCGCTGAGTTTACCGTGACCTGGGAAACCGTCATCAACGACGACCTCGATGCATTGTCCCGCATCCCTTCGATGCAAGGACAAGCGGCTCGACGCACTCAAGAGCGAGTTGTTTACGACACCTTCTTGAGCAACCCAACGATGCCTGATGGGTTCGCGTTGTTCTCTGCTTCTCATACAAGCGGACGCAACATCACCAACACGACTCCAGCGGCCCCAAGCGTGACAACGCTTAACGAAGCATTCCGTTACATGAGTTTGCAGACTGGCCTTAACGGGTCGATCCTCAACCTATCGCCAAGAGTCTTGCTAGTTCCCCAGAACTACGCAGCGAATGCTTTAGAGTTGGTTAATAGCCAATCCTACGCACAGAGCAACGGTAACGAAGGTGTAGTAAACATCTACGGCGTGAATGGCGTACGGCCTCTGTCGGTCGTTGCCACAGCGTTGCTTGACGCGAATAGCACTACCAACTGGTACGCAATTGCCGACAACTCCCAGGTTGACACAATGGAACTCTCGTTCCTCAGTGGCGAAGAGGCTCCGGTACTTGAGAACGACTGGGATATGTCCCGCGACGTATACCTATACAAGGTGCGTCAGACCTTCGGTACAGCGGTGATCGATCATCGCGGCATCTTCGGTAATCGCACCTAAGCGATTGCTTGACTAACACGGCCCCGGCTCAATTGGGTTGGGGCCTTTTTTCCAACGAACAAACAAAGCAAAGGAATTAAGCATGTCAGATATTCGAGACTTCCAGATTTTTTACGACGACTTCAATGGAGCGGTTGCATCGCTTCCGACTTCGGCGGATCCGGCTACCGCTTGGCTAGTCGATGACACTTCCGCAGCGGGTGCGCCAACTTTCACGAAGGGGACTTCGGAACTTACCGTTACCCTTGCGGCAACAAGCGAAATTGAAAACGTTTGCCCGCATTTCAACGACGCGTTGGACTTCGACATCGACTTGATCCAGCGAGTCGAGATGCGAGTCAAGATCGGTGCAGCAACCTTCACCAGCGGATCAACTCTCTGCTTCGGTGTCGGATCCGCACGGAACGACACTCCTGACAGCGTCGCGGCTAACGCATGGTTCCGAATGGAAGGTGCGAACAGTACCAGCCTCGTATACGTCGAGACCGACGACGGGACGCGGGACAATGACGACGTTTCCAGCGGCACGACCTTGGGCACGACCTACAAGGAATTTGTGATTGACTTCACCGGCGGGAAGCAGGACGTTAAGTTCTACATCGACGGACGCCGAGTCGCTACCGGTACGACCTTCGACATGAGCGGTTATAGCTCTGGCTTGCAACCGATCATCCAGCTACAGAAGGCCGCGAATACTAACGTGGATTCGGTTGTTGTTGACTACGTCAAGATCACTTGCAAGCGAGCCTAGTAAGTGACATTGCACGACCTGATTAAGCAAGATGCCGAAACCGTATTTTGCAACGCTGACGACTTCGCTGAATCGATTGTTTACTACAAAAGGAACGGTCGATCCAGGGAGATCAAAGCGGTTGTGATACGCGAAGCACTCGGCGTCTTGCCTGAAGATGGAAATGTTGTTTACCCTCTATTCGAGGTACACGTTGCCAACGATCAGTCGAGCGGAATTGCAAGCGATGAGATAAACTTAGGCGGAGATGAATTAGCGTTTCCGAATCGCGTCGGCGAAGCACCGAAGCGAAGATCGATACTAAAACTGTTGAGTCACGACGAAGGGATGCTAGTCCTAGAATGCCGGTAGCAGTCGTTGAATCTATAGCACTTGAACTTAAGTCTCGCCTCGATGCAATGATTGGGGCCAATGGCTACCAAACCGAGATTTGCGAAGTGCAACGACCGGCTAGATTCGCAGACTTCACGCCGCGAAATAACCAGATCGTTTTGACGCAAGGACAGCCTGAAAGAGTGCCGGAACTTGATAGGCCAGGCGAGCCACCGTCGAACGCATACAAGCAGCAGTTCTTGATTCATTGCCATGTGATGCAAGATGAGCGAAACACGGACGCGATAGATTCACTGCTCAATGCGTTTCACGCCGACATTATCAAGGCGATTGCATCGGGTTCGTCAACGTGGCACACCTTCGGCGGCTATGCAACGGATGCCCAGTGGCAAACGGTCAACTACATCCAAGCGGACGGCGGGATGGACGGATTACAGGTGCCATTGAATATCACCTACCGAGTATCCGAAGACGATATGACGGAGCTAAGAGCGTGATAAAGATATCCATCGACGCAAAGTCATTACAGGACATGAAAACCAACTTGGGGCACTTCCAAGTACACTTGCCAAGGGTGTTGGCAACGGCGGTCAATCGCACTGCGAAAAGCGTACGCGTCGAGGTTGCTCAAGTCGTCGGCAAGATGATTAACCTCAAGTTGTCCTCGATGAACAAAGGCAACAGCAAGGCGATCAGCAAGGCGGCAACGCTGAAGAAAACCATACGCCAGAAGAACAAAGCAGTACCGAAGCGAGCCGAAGCGATGATCGGGCTATGGGAAGGCTATCCATTCCCCGAAGTATCACGAAGCAAAGACGTACACTCGCAAGCGAAAAGGTAAGGTCAAGTCTAGCGGCGTTGTCTACAAACCCGATATGGGCGGCGGATGGACGACCGTACTAGATGGCTTCATCGCTCGCAACTGGCGAGGTAATGTATACACGGCCGACGAAACGAATCGACGTACGCTTCGACAGGTCAAAGGCAGAAAGCCCGGCGACTACTACATTCGAGGCGGTATCGGCAAGGTGGCAGAAAACAAAGCAAGGGAGCGACTTCCAATCGAGGTCAACCGCCGTTTGCGTGACGTCATACTAGCGGCACAGGGTAAGATTAAACTAAGAGCATTGAACCAATAAGGAAGCAAAATGACGCTACTAAAACGCAAGCGAGTATTGGCAGCATCGATTGAAACGACTCCAGGTACAGCGATGAGCCTGAGCGGATCGGATGCGGCGTTTAACTGCTACGACATCGCAATTCAGACCGAAACGGAACTTGAGGCGAGGGAAGGTCAAGCAGCGTTCGGGATGCGTGCAAGCGTGCCCGGCGGGTATCGCGGCAAGGTTACTTTCAAGCACGACGCGTCTTGGGATGGTACAGCAACCGAACCTAGTTGGGCGGACACCTTTCTGCCCGCTTGCGGCTGGGTCAAAAGCGGTCAAGTCTTCACACCTAGAACGGAAGCACCTGGAAGCAACGTCAAGACGCTAACAATTGGCGTATACATCGACGGGATGCGAAAACTGCTTCGAGGTTGTGCGGGTACGTTCAAGTTGAACTGCCCGACGGGTAAGGCAGCGTTCTTCGAGTTTGAGTTTACCGGCGTTTGGTCGAGTCCGACCGATACCGCAATCCTCGCGCCGACCTATCCAGTTGCTCAATCGCTACGATTCGCATCGTCGACGACGACCTGGAATAGCGTAGCACTTGGCGTCGAGAACATTACGCTTGATAGCGGAAACACGGTTATCCTACGCGAAGACCCTTCGGACGTTTCTGGCTTCCTTGCCGGTTTAATCACCAATCGAGTCATTAGGATCACTGGCAACCCCGAATCGAAGTTGGTTGCTACTCAAGACAGATACGGTAAACTCTTGGATATGTCCGAGCATTCGCTGACGTGGTCACTCGACGGGCCTACGAATAGCGTTATGACCTTCACGGCACCCAAGGCGCAGATCATCAGTTTGCAAGAAGCAGACCGAGAGAACTTGGTTGTCGATGAAATCGAGTGGCAAGCCAATCGCAATGGCTCCAATGTCGACGAGGAATGCTCGATCACCTTTACAGCAGCAACCTAATCAGGATAGACGATGCCGATTTTCTTAGAGCCAGATCAGACGTTTGAAGTGTGCCTCGATGCCGACCAGAGCAAGCCCGTCGAGTCGCGTCCAGTATTCGTTTGCTTATCGCAATCGATGCGAGGACAACGCAGCATACTTCAGGCGGTTGATCTACTTGACGAAAAGCATTCAATCGATGAAATCTTCGACGCAACAATCAGCGAATTAAAGCGGGTTGTTGTCGGATGGAGAAACGTTGAGCGTTCATTCGTTGTCGACGACCTCGACAACTTATTGACGTACCGAGAGGCAAGGGAATTGCTTATCAAGGTGGCGTACAATCAGCGGATGAACACCAACGAAAAAAAAGACTAAGGGTCGCGGCGTTGATTAGGCAAGGCGAACTTTGCCGACGATGCAGCGACAAGAAATGCGAGGACGAGGGGACAGACGCGGAGCCTATCGAGATCGAATGCCCGGCGTGTAACGGCACAGGATGCGACGAATGCACGAACGGGAGTTGGGTTTTGAAAGGATGCCCGAATCGATACTGCGACAGTATCGGCCAGTTTGTTTCGATGGCTGATTTATTCAACGAGGGATTGCCACCTGTAGCGGGTGGAAGTCTCGATCAATCAGCCTCCTTTGTTGATGCGGTTCGGATTTTGAAGTACGAAGAAAACAGGATTAAAGCGGAGAGCGAATAATGGCCGGTGACGCCGTAAAAATCCTGATCCAAGCCGAAGACCAAGCGAGCGCAAAAGCGGTCTACGCAGCAAAGAACATTGAGAACGCGGTTAGCGGCGTTAAGGAAGTCGGCTCGAAGGCTAAGGCGTCAACGGAGTTTATCGGAGTCTTGGCGGGCCAGCTAGGCGGCACTGAGTTTGCGGCAGCGGCTCAAGGTGTTGCTGGTATCACCGAGAAGATCGGCCAGTTTTCCGAGGTGATGAAACTCGGCGGCGCGGGTGCGATGGCGTTTAAGACAGGCTTGGTTGCATTGGTCGGCGTCATGTCCGTCCAGTTCGGCAAGTCTATAGGTGAAATGATCTTCGGTATCGATGACGTTGCTGGACGCATGGAAGCAGCGGCGAAAGAGTCCGAGAACTTCGCCAATCACATGATTAAACTCGCCGGTATTAAATTTGGCGATCAACTCGAAGACCTGACGTTAATCCGCGATCCTGACAAGCAGCAACAAGCAGCGGTTGAACTCTTCAAGTCCATCGGCAAAGAAGTTGATGACGCGGTCGCATCCTTCCAGTACTACAGCGATCAAGCGGAAAAGGCAACAGCAAGCAAGCAGGGGCCTGAGGTCATTGCCGACTTGCAGAACGAAGCGAACAAATACATGGAGATTGCGGCGGCCTTACGCAATCAACAGAATCAACTTGGTGAAAAATACAGTGCCCATGCTCAGCAAGTGCGGTTGATTAAAGAGCAGCAAGCCGCAGAAGATGCGGCAGCGGCAAAGAAAGCACAGATCGATCAGTCGACCATATCGACGCTTCGCAACGTTAACTATCAGTACATCGCGTTAACGAAAAGTGCCGAAGAAGCACGGCGGGCACAACTCCAAGATCAAGGGCTAGGCGATGCGGACATTAAGCGGATTATGTTTGCGGAGAAGATGCTAAAAGCCGAGCAAGACGCCGACGCGGCGAAGAAGAAAGCCCAAGACGAAGAGAAATCCCGATTGCAACGAATCGCGGATTTAGGCAAAAGCGAATTGCAGCGACTCGAAGAACAGAAGATCCTTTTAGAGCAAGGCGAGCAAGCAGCGGAAGCGTTCAGGCTCCAGCAACAGGGTCTTGACAAAGATACTGCGTTGGCAATCGCAGCGGCTAAAGCACAGTTCGCAGAAGCGGCCAAAAAGAAGGAAATGAAAGCGACGATAAGCACCCCTGACCTAGCAGCAAAGGAATCTCGGTTGCTTACTAGGGGTAAGGCTGACGACTCGCAAAAGAAGATCGAAGCGAACACGCTCGCAACGGTTGGTAAACTCGACAAAGTCACCGAAGCGATCACCGCATTGAAGGATAAGTTGCAGCCACCGACAACCATCATTGAATTCCAAAGCCCAGGAGTCTAAGCAATGCAAAGCCCAAACGTTTTGGAAGTAACTGAAATGTGGTCGCGCCCAACGTACGACCAAAGACTGACGGACAAGTTCCGAAAACTGACGGTGAAGTTTCAACGAGCGTTTCAAGTTGTCACAACAAAGGACGCAGTTGAGTACGACATCTTCAGCGATGATAGGCTACCTGCATCCGGCTCGATCTACTCAGCGAACTATCCCTACGTTTACTCAGACGGTGTTAATACGCAGCGAGTAAGCCCGATCTACTGGATTGTGACGTACGACTACAACGGCGAACTAGCAAGCCTCACCGATGGCGGAACAGATAACCCGCTTCTGGCCCCTCCTAGAATCGATTGGGATGACGTGGAAACCGACGAGGCTATCGATGAGGACTGGGACGGAAATCCAATACAGACGGTCAACGGCGAGCCTATTGACGGCGTAACGGTGCCAATCCCAGATCAGACCGTAACGATCAAGCGAAACATGCTCGTCTTTAATTCCTACGTGCAAGCAAGATACCGCCGTGCGGTTAACTCCGACCTGTTTCTAGGATGGCCACCGGGTACGGCGAGAATTACCAAGTTCGCAGCGTCGAATGTGACAACAAAGGAGCAGGCATACTGGGAGATCACAGCCCAGATTCAGTTTCGCTTCCCGTATCGCACAACTCCAGAGAGGGCTTGGTACTCCCGCGTCCGTCACGAAGGATTTTACGAGCGTGTACAATTATCAGGGCCAGGAAACGCGGGTACGCGGATTGTTCGAGCGGTCGACGGCAACAAAGAGCCTGTAACCAAGCCCGTATTGCTCAACGCTCAAGGATTCAGGATCCAGACCGAAGAGCCGGGGCAACCAGTAACCGCCCATTGGCTTGAATTCAAGAAGTTCGATTCACTACCTTTCAACGCACTAGGATTGATTTAATATGACGACGATACCAGGAACGGTTATTATCCTCCCGCCTGAGGTAATCACCAATTACACGATCGCGGGCAATGCGGACATTGCCTATACCAAGATGGCCCAAAGGGTACTTGCCGAATCGGTTGTTCCGGTTCACTCGTTCCGAGTATGGGACGCGGTAGCATCGAATCCGGTTTCCGCAGCGGCCAACGATGACTTGGGGCTAGTAACCGGGACTTGGGGAACCAATCCGGTTCGCATAACCGCCGGGGATGTGAAAGCATCGGGAAGCGTGACGCGTCGCATTTATTTCAGCGTGCCAATTCCCTCCAACTACGAAGACGGTCAGACGATCCAAGTTCGCATCCGTGCGAAGATGGAGACGACCGTTGCCGATACGTCTTGCACCATTGATCTAGAGGCCTACGTTGGGTCAGATGGCACGCTGTCAAGCGACTTGGTGACAAGCCCGTCAACCTCGATGAACTCCCTATCAGCGGCGAACTACGACTTCACGATCAACGCGACTGGCGTCGATCCAGGGCAGTTGCTTGAATGCCGCTTAACCATCGCTAGCAACGATGCGGCAACCGGCACGGCGGTTATTCCAGCGGTGTATAAAGTGTCGCTGTTATGCGATACAAGAGGCTAAGCAATGGAAGTAGGCTACTTCACACCCAGGCAGGCCGAACGAGTATGGGAAGCAACCAAGGCCTTCGAGAAGGGAGCTAAGGGTCGAGCATCGGACGAAAGACCGATCACACCGACTCCGATATCCTTCGTCAACAAAGGGACTACTGCGATTCCCGCGTATGGTTGCATCCAGATCGTAGGCACCGAAGAGATCGGCGGTCGGAACTACTTGCAAGTGACGAGGCCATTCGACTACAGCCAATCGGTGATGGGGCCATTTCTGCTCAATGGGCCTAACGAGGTAGACGCTGACGACTTTGGAACGGCTCAATGGGGGCCGATTTACAGAGCGATCAGTGACGGATCAGCGTACACGACCGGGACTAGATTCGGCCCGCTTCCTGATGCGTATACGGTAGGCAAGGGCAGCGTCTTTACCTACCTCGGCGAAGATGACGTAGAAACGGATTGCGTTCGTCTAATCGCATGTGAAACGCCTCTATTGGCAATCGCGGGAAGTGGCGGCATACCGGCGAATTCGAGCGCGACTGTGACAGCGAAACAACCAGCTGCTGGCAACTGGACAAGCGGTAGCGTGACGTATACTGCTTGGAATCCTACTAGCGTTGCAGTGAGTTCCAACGCGGTTGTTATGATATTCCCAGTGGATGCCAAATGGGTAGCGGTGGAGGTTTGCTAAATGGGTGGGTTCGGTCGGTGCTGTTGCGATTGTTGCCTAGAGCCTGAGGAAATGCCGTACACAACGGCAACTCTTAAACTGCCTAACGCGACGACTTGCGAAGGCGAAGAGCCTAGCGAAGAGGATCCGGTCGCGGAGTTCGTGCGAGAGTCGTGCTGTTATAAAGCACGGTTCGAGTTTCCTTGTGAGCCCGCCCAGGGGCAGACGTGCGTTCTGTACGCGAAGCAGCAAGGCGAGTTCTCATTCAAGGCGGTTCTGTATCAATCGCAAACCTCGTTAATGCCCGCTGGCACCTACGACGAAGACAGTGAATTCCAGTGCGATTGCATCCCGGTGCAAAGCAGGACGGTATCGGTTCAATCGGCGGCTAGATTATTCTTCCGTCAATCGCACAAACTCAAAGCAATTAGCATTTCGGTCGGCAAGGTGCGAGTTCTTTGCAGCGGCGATACGCAGTCTGAGTGCAAGTACTACATTGCGTCATCGTGGGAGTACGAAATAACGGAAGAGATTTCGAGGGTTCAGTTGAGTTCGACAACTACAACAACTTGCACCGCAGACTACGAGCCTGGAAACTGCTCGGTGGCCAATTCTTGGGTCGATGAAGCGGGAGTTAATAGCGACAACTGCGCAGCACACGACGAAGAAGACCTAGCGTTTATCAGTGCAACATCTACGGTCACGTTTAGCAGGATGAAATTGTACGATACGCTTCCTGATGCTGGAGACGTCACAATAGACAGCGGTGACACCTTGCCGTTTTCATGCTGCGATGGGAAGACCGGATGCACGGTATCGAATTACAATTGCGGAATCTCAATTGAGTCAAACTGCCTGCCACCCTTGCAAGCGTGGCCTCAAGAGCCTGGAGGCTTAGGGTTCTTTCGCTTGATTCCATGCACGCTACAAACTACCGGAGGACTTCCGGTGGGCAATGCAACTCCAGAGCCTGTTTACCTTAACGAGGCGGGTGAATGGGTTTGCTACGAAGTGATACCGAACGGATACGAAGCACCGAGTCAATACCAAGTCGACGTCTACATCGAGGGAGTGCCTTGCTATGTTAAATCCGAGTTTGATTGCACATCGCAGGGTGTTGGGTTTGACAGAATCGGCAGGTATCGAGGACTCGACGAAAACGGACAGCCTTTGTATACGTGGTCGACCATGTGCGGAACTGCTTATGTAGACGCTTGCGACATACAGCCAGGCGTCAGCTGTAGAAAACTTTTCCCAGATTGCTTTGGCGGAGGCGATCCGCCTTTACCGGGTCTTTGTCAGTCTGACGACTGCTGCTCTGAACTGCTTCCGAATGGAGCGGTTTCGACGACTCAATGTCCACTCCTTGGGCCTTGGTGCGGATACAAGTTCGAGGACTTCACTTGCACCAACTCGACACGAAGCAACTACACGGTCGGCAATACTTGCGTATCGCTTCCCTCTGTTACGGTTGGACTTGCGTAATGTTTCCTAGAGACACTTGGGATGGATTTGAATTCACGGACACCGGCAAACAACCAAGGCCACAGAAGGTTACCAGGACGTTCCTTGGCACTGTCTACACGCCGAAAGTCAACCCTTGGAAAGTGTTGCATGAATACAGCGGGTGCGATGCTGATTGGCACATTAAATGGGAAGCAACAATTCCGCGATATGGATGCTCCTGTCGTGCGAACTACGATCATTACAAAGCCGCAAACCCTCCCGACTTCTCATCGCCAGACGCCTATTGGCTTTGGGGTGTACAATTGCACAACTGGGTTAATCGCAAACTCGGAAAGCCTGAGTTGACCGTTGAAGAGGCAAGATTGCAATGGAGTAAAGGCGATGGCAAAAAGAACGAAGGGTAGGGAGTGGGCCGAAGAGCTTTGCCGCAAGTTCGTCAGTACACCGAATTTGACATTGGCAAAGCGACTTGCGAAAGATCACCCCGAAGCGTTCACGATTGAATCCGCTCGCACCATGATTCGCGTTATTCGCGGTCAGCATGGAACTGAAAGCCGACGCTATGCAACGCAACAAAGGCCAGCGGGGAAAGCGGGTCAATTGCCACCGCTACCACCTTCGCTAGCTCAGCCTTGGAAGACATTTGAAGTAAAGGGCAAGACGCGATGCGGCGTCATCTCTGATGTTCACAGCCCGTACCATTCGGACATAGCTCTTGAGACTGCTTTAGATTGGCTTGCAAAGCATCGCATTGACACGCTGGTTATCAACGGGGACTTCGCCGACTTCTATGGGGTGAGTCGATGGGATCGAAATCCAGAGCGGGTTGGTATGAAACGAGAGTTAGAAATCGTCGATGCAATGCTATCGCATATTCGCAAGCGATTTGCGAAAGTTCGCATAATCTACAAAGCTGGAAATCACGAAGAGAGATGGAATAAGTTTGTATGGGCAAAGGCTCCTGAGATATGGGATCTCAATCCGCTTCAACTGCCCGAAATCCTGCAACTCAAAAAGCATAGCGTTGAGTGGGTTGAGGATCAGCGGCCAATCATGCTAGGCAAACTTCCAATACTTCACGGGCACGAGTTACCCAAGGGCATCTCAAGCCCTGTGAACGCAGCTAGGGGGGCTTGGATGCGTACGAAGCATACTGTATTGGTCGGGCACTCTCATCAGACTAGCGGCCACTGTGAGCCGAACATGTGGCATGATGAATGCTTTGTGTGGTCAACTGGCTGCTTGTGCGACCTCAACGCCGAATACGCTCGCATCAATCGGTGGAATCACGGGTTCGCGTACGTCGAAACCGCAGCTAGCGGTGACTTCGACGTCACCAATCTTCGCATAGCAGACGGCGGTATCGTGCGAGGTGGATAAATGCCAAAAGACGTGTTTAGCGAACTACGCGACGCTTTAAAAGCAAAGTACCCGTTGACACCCGTAAGCGTGCGACGGGTTAAGCGTGTGCCCGGTGGCTTATCGGCATTGTGCGAACGGAAGGACGATCACTTCCTGCTTCGCGTTGGCGTAGACGATCCTTTACAAGTGCAAGTCGACGCTCTTTGCCACGAATTCGCCCATGCGTTATCGTTTATCGAATGGGAAAACACCGGCCAACATGGCCCAATGTTCGGTTGCTACTACGCCGAATGCTACAACGTCTACGAAAAAATCGTATCGGCAGAATAATTTTTCCCAATGTTTTCATTGGTCAACCGCACTTTTTGACGGAAAACTACTAAGTTTATAAATTAGTAGTCTTGCAATGCCCGGCGGTTGCCGATAGTATTTAGACATCGCTAGCACGTCGCTAGCAAGTTTCTCAAGTAAAGGGTTAAGCAGATGGCAGTTGTAACAACCAAATGGGCTACAGTGGCAATCGTTGGTTATACCGGCAGCGTATCACGCAACGAAAACCGAGCGGCTCACGGCGGAGTTTGCTCGCTCCAAGTGCGAAAGGACCAGGACGGCTTGCGGCTTGGTCGCAAGGTCAATAGCAATGGAAGTCACAAGGAGATTGGCGAAGCGTTTTTACTCCACGAAGAGCGGTTAGCACAGTGGGAGCAAATTGCGAAGGCATCGCGTTAGCCCACTGATGATGACCGGAAGGTCGAAACGCCGCAAGGCGTCTGGGTTTTAGTCTTTAGTTTTCTTGGGAGGTAATGCGATGAGTAGTCAAGATAAATACAGAGTGGTTTTTCGCAACAATGAGAAAGTTGTCTCGATATACGTCAACGCTTCGTGCGTAGGCAATGCGAAGGCTATGGCGTGGATGAGGCTCGAAGACGATCACGGCACAAGGTCGGGTTGGTCGATGACGGCTTATTGGGTTGTTTAGTTTTTCTGGGAGTCAATGCGATGAAATTTGATAACGAGTGGGTTGTAATTTGTGGCAAAGAGTTCGCACGACACGGCAACAAGATCAGAGGGCCGTTTCGTGTGATTGCCAAGCTTGCTAAGAATGGCTGGTCAGATCGTTCAAAGATCGTCGCAAAGATCACCAGCGATGGCGACGTATGGCACGAGGTGGAGTTTCGCACGATTCGCGAAGCGAAGTCGGCGTTTGCGACATTGCGAGACAAACGAGGTGCGATGAGTGCCGCTGAGTATGTTCGACGTTGCCGAGGTGTTTACGGCGTCGAGGTGGCCTAATGACCATCCACGACCATTACAACGCACAAATCAACACGGCGTCGATGCTGCTTGACGCAATCGGGCAGCAACTAGACCTAATGCCGGATACGTCAAAGGGCGATCACGTCGGGCACGCTCACCTCGGCAAGATGCTTGAGTTGAGTCTGACGCTTAGTAGGGCGTCGCATGAGTTGCACAAGTTTCTGGATTTTATTCGGAGAGGCGAAAAGGATGAGCAGTAACGCACGACTAGACACAACGCAGCCCGCTACATGGGTCACTGCGATCCGCAAAGCGGCATCACTCGAGGGCGTAACGCTCAGCGAGTTTGTTGGCGAGGCTTGCCTAGATCGAGCGGCAAGGGTCTCAGGCGAGAAGCCTAAAGACTTTCGCAAGCAACTAGGCAAGCGAGTGCGGCGAGGCGAGCGATGATGCTGTACAAGCCGGTTGAGCTTTACTTCGTGCGATACCTACGCAATGGTGACGACATAATCACATCGACGCGAACGATTGCAACGGGAATCCCTGCGGGGA